TTATACCCCAGAACTTGCAAAGCGAATTTGTACCGAAATTGGGCAGTCCGAAAAAGGTCTGCATAGGCTTCATCGGGAGTTAGATTGGTTTCCTGACCCATCAACAATAATGGATTGGATTGACGATAAGCCAGAGTTTTCCTTACAATACGCACGGGCAAAGGCACTTCAAGCGGATTTCATGGGAGACAATGTGCTTATAATTTCAGACGATTCGAGCCAAGACGAAATAATCTCTCCCAACGGCAACCGAATCGAAAATCGGGAATTTACAAGCCGTTCAAAATTGCGTGTCGAAACTCGAATGTGGCTGATGGAAAGACTCGCTCCGAAGAAGTACGGCAAGCAGGTTGAGGCAGATACGGAACAAAAAGACTACCAACCGCCCCAGATTAACCTGCATATTACCCCCGAAGCAATCCGCAAAGCATCGGAGGAATAATGCCCGAACTTAACATAAAAAAAATGAGACATGTAGAAAAAGCATTATTTAAATTAATGCAAAGTAATCCGCAGTTTTTGCATTATCAATATTTTATCAATCTTGATAATATTGAAGATGTTAAAGGCGTTGCACCTGTTGTGAAATTTACAATTCAAAGCGACCCAATATCAGAAGTTGGACTAAATGGAATTCAAGCAGTTGATATGCTTGAATATGTAAAATGTTTATTTGAAAGCCTCAACGAATCTTTCCCATGTCGTGAAAACTCTTTAACAATTACAAAGATTGAAGAGGCAATTCATTGGCAACACGCAAGAACAAGAGACAGATTAAATAGAGGGGTAGAAGGCAAAAATAAAGAATAATGCCTGAACTGAACGAGGCACAGCAGATAGCGTACTATTCCAGCCACCACCTCGATGCGGAAGAGATACACATGCTTACCGGCGTTGGAGTGGGTAAGACCTACTGGCTTGCGGTCGATTTGATTCCAGACCTATCCGTGCCAAACTCAAAACATTTGATTTGCTCGCCTACATTCGCTATGATGAAGACCGCCACATTCAAAAAGGTTCAGGAGGCATGGGAAGAGTGGGGACTGCGTGAGGGTGTGGACTATGTGGTAAACAAGCGAATGTCTGGCGTTAAGCCTTATTCCGGCATATCTTCGGACAAGGTCATTACATTCCGCTGGGGGTCTTATGTTGTCCTGACCCACCTCGACAATTACAATGTCGTGAACGGCTCTGAATGGGACACCATCAGCATAGACGAGACCCGAGATGTGCGGAACTTTCAGGAAGCATTGGATAAGTGCCGAGCAAGGACGAGGGGGACGACTTTCAAGAAGTTAGGCTTACGCCACCGAATTAAGACCGCTACGACTCCGCCCGACAATGTTGCCTATTATCGAGAGTTAGAAAGCCAAGCCAAAGTAAGTCAGGGCAGGATTAAACTAATCAGAGCCGAGTCGTATGCGAACCAACACAACTTGAGACCCGGCTACATAGAGCAGTTAGAGCGAACCTTAGACCCGAACTCATTCAAGCGAGAGGTCTTGGGCATGCTTGTAACAAAGCAGGAGACGGTCTGGGCGTACTGCTTCGAACACAAGAAGCATGTGGCGGATATTCAGGAACGCCCCGATTTGCCCATTTATGTATCGATGGACTTTAATGTGTCGCCAATGACTTGCATTTATGCCCAGCATGATCCAAGCCGGAATAGGATCAGGATATTGGGGGAAGAGCGCATTATGAACTCCGATGTGTACGAACTATGCGAGCGAATCAAGACGAGATACCCCGATACGGCACGCCTTATCCTGACCGGTGACGCATCAGGTAGAAACCGCTCAGCCACGATGAAAGGCGTTACGAACTGGAAAGCGGTCAAGGGGGCATTGAAACTATCGGACGCCCAGATACGCCTTCTTTCGTCAAATCCGGACAGCAAAGACACGATTGTATTGATTAATTCGATGTTGTCCAAGCACCCAGACCTCCTAATCAACCGAGCATGCAAATACCTTGTCGAGGACTGCGAAATGATGCAGAGGGGAGATGACGGCAAGAAAATCGCACCGACCAATATGCACGGACACTTGTTTGACTGCTTCATATATTACCTCTGGACATTTCATCGGCAGTTTTTGGATAGGTTCGCAAAATCGGGTAACTTTGCCAGCGTATGAGCAACCTTAAAACAATTTACACTGACGCAAACGGCATCGAGTGGCGTACATTCGAGACTTGGGGCGATATACCTGCTAATCGGGTAATTCCTGCCGACCTTGCTGTTCGTAGAGCATCAATGGGACTTACACCCGAACGACTGGTCAAAGCGTTCAAAGAAATCAAAGAAGACCTGAACCGAGGCGATATTGTCGGTGGGTTTTCAAAGTTCGACCAACTTGAAAGACGAATTAATGACATTCCAGATGAGTTGCTCTTACAAGACTTGGCTTGCGTATTCGTTGTCCATCCTGACGAAGACCCGCTCGACTTCGACCCGAAGATGCAACGGGTGAAATTAGACCTTTGGAAACAAGACGACGATGCACGGTTTTTTTTTATTCAGTTGGGAGCACGCTATACAATGGACTTGTCGGACATCTCAGACGCTTATATCCGTTCGCTTATCCTTCAAAGGAGTTTGATGGAGTCGAGCGACCAAAATCAGAGTATCTTTCCCTTGGTCGAAACTGGGCTGATGAATTCTCAACCTTTGTGACAGAGGTGAATTTAATGCACCGGATGCTTTGTAACGGGTCGCTGACCGAAATTAAAATGCTCGAAAAGATGGGCATCGAAGAATACGCCTCGACCGTGAACGCATGGAAGTACGAACTGCATTTGAAACAAAAAAGCGTCAAGGTATGATAGTTCTGGTCTTTTTAATTGGCGTCATTTGTGGTATTGCAATTCGGGAATCAGTAAAAGATTAATATGGGCATAGGACGCAAATTAAGACGAGGCACGATACGCCCCGTGGTGGACGAAAACGGCAAGGTGTTATTCTTTATCGATAAAAAAGGCAGGCGGATTGACCCGCTGAAATTAATTTAACCCATTTTTTTCGTATCTTTGCCTTGACCGCCCCGGTCATTAGGCGAATCGCCATACAAAGGATAAAATCGAATTGATATGGCTCAAAATATAATATTCCGTGTAGTTGCCGACACTCAGCCAGCAGTGGATGGGATGGATAAACTACAATCCGCCACAAAACAAACTACCAATTCAGTATCAGGTCTTGACAAATCGCTTGCAAAGTTGGGAACAATGGTTGCGGGTGCGTTTGCGGTCGATAAACTGATTCAATTTGGCAAAGAGGCGGCAAAGGTTGCAGGTGAAATGGAGTCAATCAGGATGCGATTAAATTCCATTGCAGGCGGAGTGAACGAGGGTGGAGTTGCGATGCAAGAACTTCAAAACCTTGCAAACAGACTCGGATTGGAATTTAAGGGACTGGCTGGCGAATATGCAAAGTTTGTCGGTGCTGCGAAAGCATCAGGGATTGAAGTGGCAAAGGCAGATAGAATATTTAAGTCAATGTCGATAGCCATCGCAGGGAGTGGGGCAAGTTCTGAGGCGGCAGGCAGGGCGATGACCGCACTTACTCAAATGATGGGCAAAAACAAAATCAGTGCCGAAGAGCTCAGAGGGCAACTGGGCGAGGCGATTCCGCAGGCGATGGGCATCATGGCGAAATCATTAGGTGTAACAACTCAGGAACTTGACAAGATGATGGCAGATGGTAAATTATTGGCTGGTGAAGTATTGCCCAAGTTTGCCCGTGAAATGGAAAATGCGTTTGGTGCTGATGCGGAAAAACTTGCAACGGGACTAAATGCCAATATCAACCGACTTACAAATTCATGGGACGCATTTCTTACCCAAGTTGGGCAGAGCAAAGTTACGGCATTAGCAGTTGATTTATTAACTGGTTCGGTCGAGGCGTTGTCAGTCGCTTGGGCATTAGTTACGGACAATTATAGCAAGTATGCACAATCAAAATTAAACGCTGAACGAGACGCTAAGATTAGTGCTGAGATGCAACCAATTGTTAAGCAGATACGCAAAGAGATTGAGTCGTATGGTGATGCCGAGGTTGCTATTTCTGAATACACAAAAAAATACAA